AGATTAATAGAGAGTTAAAGAAGATGGGCATTGATGGATTAGTCCAGGCACAAGTACATGACCAGTTAATCATAAATGTACCGGCAGAACATGCCGAGGAGGTAGCTAAGATGGTAAAAGAGAAGATGGAAAACACCACTAAGCTAGCTGGTGTTACACTTAAAGCACCTCCCGCTTTATCTAAAAATTTTCGCGATGGCCATTGATTTTTATTGTAAAAAAGGCTATTTATAATTACATTATGAATATAAATCCTGACTACTTAAGAACAGCCGGAATAGTACTTGGTGCAGCAATTGCAACCATCGCACCTTATGTTGGAAATTGGATCGGTAAAAAGTTCTCTAAAAGTGATGAAGCTACTATATTTATCGACAATACCAAACACCGTATTACTATAAACGAAGTACTAGTTGAAATAAGAGCTCTATTAGGAGCTAATAGAGTAGCAATTGTAGAATACCATAACGGTAATACAGCTATAAATGGTCTACCGTTTAACTACTCGTCGATGACTTACGAGAAAGCCGACAATACTACTCGTGAGATGATGCTAGACTATCAAAGAGTCCCGATTTCACCAGTATGTGAATTATTAATGGATGTACATACTTCTGATGAAGGTTACATAAGAACAGGAAGGGATTATTACAGAGAATCAGTTGTGGAGTTAAATAAGTATTACGGAATAGATACTAACTACATATTTAGAATTGGAGATCATATTAAGTACGGAACCGTACACGTAATGTGGGTAAACGAAGATATAATTCTAACTGACGAAGAAATAGAAACAATTCACTTAAAAGTTTTATACATTAACGAGGTTATGAGTAAAATGAAGAAACATGGGTAAGATATAACAGTTTTTTAATTTTTTAGAGAAGAAATTAGAAAAATGTGTCCTGGTATAAGAGGTAAAATTTTTATGTAAAAAAAGTTGACTACCTGAGCAAAAGTAGTTATATTAATTAAAGTTATAGAATAGATATGTTACGAACAGAATTCATAAAATTTGACGATAAGCTATTCGTCCTTAAGAGAAAATTAAAAGAAGATCAAACCCCTAATGTAGATGTCTGGAAAGAGCATCTAAGAGCAGATACTGTCTTGAAGAAAGATGGCCTACTCTACTTTCTTGAACTCGTCCCCGAGCTAGAAGAAATCAAAGAAGCAGAAGTTATAGAAACTCCACAATTACAAGAACAAATACAAGAACAAATATGAGCACAACACTAAAGCCTGTGAATGGGCACGTTATTTTAAAACCTGTAGAAGAACAGGAGCAAATGTCTGGGAATATTATTATTCCGGATCTAGGTAAAGAAAAGCCTGAGATAGCTGTTATTGTAGCAGTATCTGACACTTTTAACTGGCATACCGGTTATACCGTTAAGATTGAAGGTCTAGAGGTAGGTAAGAAAGTAGTTATACCTAAGCTAGGTAGTCAACGTATAAGTATTGGAAGTGAAGAATACTTTATGACAAAAGCAACTGAAATTATTTCAATAATAGAAGACTAAAAGATTATGATAGAAAACACAACAGGAACAGAATTGAAGTTAAAATTAGCTCAAGGTATTAAAAAACTAAACCAGACCGTTTCCTCTACTTTAGGACCAGGCGGTAGAACAGTTCTTATTGAGGATAAGGTTAATGGTATTAAGGTTACAAAAGATGGCGTGTCTTGCGCAAGAGCTTTTACGGAGTTAAAAGACGAAGTAGAAAACATTGGAGCTCAATTAGTTAAACAAGTATCAATCAAGTCTGCTAATGAAGCAGGTGACGGTACAACTACGTCGACTTTACTGGCTACAGTATTAGTAGAAGAAGGAATTAAGGTAATTGACTTAGGTACTAATCCGGTAGAAGTTAAGAGAGGAATTGATAAAGCAGTAGCTGATGTGATCCGTAATCTGAAATCAATCGCTCAAGACATTACCACTCCAGACCAAGTAAAACAAGTAGCTACTATCTCAGGTAACAACGATGAAGAAGTAGGAAACTTAATCGCTTCAGCTATTGAAAAAGTAGGTAGAGAAGGTATTGTATCGATTGAAGAATCAAAGACTGGTGAAACAGTTTTAGAAGTAGTAGAAGGTATGCAGTTTGAAAGAGGGTATAAATCACCTTATTTCGTTACCAATAACGATTCAATGCAGGCACTTCTAGAAGATCCTTACATACTAATCTTTGACGGAAGAATCATAACTGCCCAGGAGCTATTACAGGTATTAAACAAGGTAAATGCCGAGAATAAAGCTATCTTAATCATAGCAGAAGACTTTGGCGATGAAGCTCTAGCTACTCTAATCGTTAATAAGATGAGAGGTATTGTTAAAGTTGTGGCTGTTAAAGCACCTGATTTTGGTGAAAGACGTACTCTAATACTGGAAGATATAGCTATTATGACTGGAGGCCAGGTTATAAGTAAGGATAAGGGCCTAAAACTAGATAAGATGACCGGCCAACAATTATCTCAATATCTAGGTAGAGCTAGAACGGTGACTGTCGATAAAGAAAAGACCACTATCATAGACGGGAAAGGTGAAGAAGCTTCAATTACAGCAAGAGCTAGTGAGATCAAAGCACAACTAGAACGTCCAGGTGTTAGTCCATATGAGAAAGAAAAACTACAAGAGAGATTAGGTAAACTAATCGGAGGTGTAGCGATAATATCAGTTGGAGGTAACTCTGAGATTGAAATGAAAGAGAAGAAAGATAGAGTAGAGGATGCTTTATTTGCGACCAAAGCTGCTTTAGCAGAAGGTGTTGTACCTGGTGGCGGATTTGCATTAACAGTTGCATCTGAAAATCTAGTTACGCTAAGAGAGACTTTAAGTAGAGATCAGCAAAAAGGTGTCGATATCGTATACGAAGCCTGTCAAGCTCCTTTTAGAAAGATTTTATCTAATGCAGGTATTGAGAATTGGTACAAAGTAAGTCACGATGTACTAGCATCTGAATTACCTAATGCAACTTTCAATGCTAAGACTCAAGAAGTAGTAGATGCTTTTGAAACTGGTCTACTAGACCCGGTAAAAGTAACTAGGATTGCTCTAGAGAATGCTGCATCAGTAGCTGGAACTATTCTAACTACCGAATCAGTTATATACACAAAGAAAGACGAGAAGAAAGATAACCAGGCCGGAGTACCGGGAATGGATATGGGATTTTAATTTAACTAAACATATATTATGAAAAGAGTAATTACAGCACTTATTTTAACTTTAGTATTTACAGCTTGTACAAACAATGCAGCACCTGTTTCGAACACCGATTCTATAACAGTAACCCCTGTGAATGTAGATTCAACAGGTACAGATACTGTTCAGACAGGTAACGATACAGCGGTAATAGGACAGTAGAGCTAAAAAGAGGTCGAGGGAGCAAAAAGCTCGCAAACATTACCTTTTTAAATGAGAAAGATGTTTTTCTTACTATTTATAATAAATTAAGTAGTATGAACTTTAAAGAATTTATAGTATCTCTTTTTAAAGACGAAAGAGGATCTATATCAATTAAACCATTAGTGGGTTTTATATGTACGTTAGTATTGTGTACTGTACTATTTTTAAAATTTACCCCCGACACCACAACATTAAACGCTGTATTATTACTAGCGGTAGTAGGAATTGGTGCCGATACGGTGGATAAATTTAGCCTGAAAGGACTAAGTAGACCAGAAGAACAGCCAAAACAGCCCGAGGAAAATCAATAACCCATTCTACTTTTTCCTATGAATTCATATAACTAAACCTCTTTTCTAGGAGGTTTTTTTATGAAATAAAGTTGCTTAATTGAATATAAGTTCTTATATTTACGTAAATAGAAAGATATGTTACACAAAATAAAACGTTTCTTCAAAAGAATAAAAAACTTAGCAAGGTGGTTTCCAATTATATGGAATGATCAAGATTGGGATCAATGGTACATCTACGAGATTCTCAAATTCAAATTAAAGAATCAAGCGGAGTATATTGGATATCATGACAGACATACACTCGCCCAACGTGATGCTCAAATCATGAGACTGTGTATAAGATTGATTGACAAGCTGCAGAATGAATGGTACAGTGGTGAATATCAGGACTACCATCAACCAAAGTTCAATTGGAATGATTCTGAATCACATCCAGACAGTTGGGAATTAGATATCGAAGAAGATCCAAATCACCGTTTTGATGAATACTTTAGAAAGTATCCACGCATCCATCAACAGGTTCTGAATGATCCTAAATACATCTACAATAAAGATACTGTATCAGGTATTGCTATGAATATAGCACACATCAACGAAGAAAGAGCACATAAATTACTATTCACTATCCTTGAGAGAAATATTAACAGGTGGTGGGATTAAAATAAAGAAGTATGAATAAATCAACAAGATGGACAGATGGTATTAAAGTAAGACTAATAGAAGATTACCAACGTCACCCAGACTCAACTGTTTATAAAGCAGGGCTAGAATTAATAAATGTAGAACATCTAATTACCATCGGTGAAGGAGAAAAGCTATATTCAGGTGATGCTTATATAGATGGTAAATTACACATCTTATCATTCCCAAGAGAAAAATGTATGCTAATATGAACGAACCAAAATTTAAAATAGGTGATAAGGCCTATAAAGTGACGGGATATAAATTCCCATGTACAATAGTATCTGTATTCATAACAGTGGCAGGTAATGTAAGGGTGGTAGCAGAAATGGATGAATATGGTTTGCTACATATTTTTAACGAAAATCAATTAGAACATGTCGAACAATAAGCTAGATAAACAATACACAGGTCTCCTTCGAGATATACTGGATAATGGAGTAAAGAAACAGACACGTAATGGTGACGTGTTAACAGTATTTAGTAGAGAAATTAGACATAAAATGTCTGATGGATTTCCATTACTAACTACAAAGAAGATGTACTCTAAGGGTATTGTAACTGAATTAATATGGTTCTTACAAGGACGTACTGATTTACGTTATTTACTTGAAAACGATTGTAATATTTGGACAGGAGACGCTTATAAGAAGTACGAAAGCGGTCTAAGATTTCAAAGAAAAATGCAATCAGGACATTCTGATGTAAGTGGACCTGAATGGGATGTTTTATCAAAAGAAGAATTTATTGAACGTATCAAAACAGATGATGAGTTTTCAAGGACATGGGGTGATTTGGGAAAAATTTATGGGTTTCAATGGAGAAGTTGGAATGGTAAATTGGTTACAAAGAGAATAAAAGAGGAAGGTAAATTACTATTTTCTCAAAATGTGGTAGAAGGTCAAATAGACCAAATTGCAAATTTGATTAATGACCTTAAAAATAATCCAGATTCTCGTAGGCTAATGGTAAATGCGTGGAATCCATCTGATTTACCAATCACTGATAATAGAAGTGATGATGAATTGTATAATGACTATCTGAAACAGATTTAGTTATTTTACCCAACTTTATTGATATTTATAATAAAGGAGGTAGTATCATTATGATAATTTATAAAACAACTAATAATGTTAACGGTAAAATTTACATTGGAAAAGATAAAAAAAATAATCCAAAATATTTAGGTTCTGGTAAAATACTTAAACAAGCAATTACTAAGTATGGTAGAGAATCGTTTACAAAGGAAATTATCGAGGAGTGTGAAGATGAAAAGATTTGGTTAGAAAGAGAAAAGTATTGGATTGAATATTTCAACGCAATTAAATTAGGGTATAACATTGCACTCGGTGGAAGTGGTGGAGACACGATTTCTAATCACCCAAACAGGGATGAGATTAGAAAAAAACATAGTGAAAAAATGAAAGACCCAAAAATTAATAAGAATAAAGAAAAAGGTAGAAAACTTATTATTAAGAAGCGAGATGACCCTAATTGGGTTAACCCTAGACTCGGTAAGGAAAGCCCGTTAATTGGCAGATCTAACGGACGAAAGGGAATATCTAACCCAGTACATTCTGAATGGATGAAAGAAAATAATCCAATGAAGGGTAAAACACATTCCGATGAAATTAAAAAGTTTCTAAGAGAGATAAACCAAAAACCTAAAAAAGAGGAACATAAAAACAAAATTAGTGAATCGGCACCAAATAATAAAAAATGTATTATTGAAGGAGTTGAGTACAGGAGTGTAGCATATGCTAGTAAAGTCTTAGGTGTTTCAGAAAACACTGTTAGAGGTAGGGTTAAGAATAAAAATTTTAAAAATTGGAGTTATGAATGAGAAGTTAACAAAAGAAGAGTTTTTGAAAAAATTAAAAACTGATGAGGATTTTAATAGTAAATTCGGCAGAAAAAATATTACTGAAGGTAAACAAGTACTTCCACCATGTCACTATGGTTTTCAATGTTATACTAGAGAATTAGATATTTTTGAACGTTGTGAATTATCTGGTTTAGGGTTATCTAATATAGAAGAAATTGATTGGTGGAATTCGGAGCTTGATAAATATAATATTCCACGTAGAGCATTATCATTGAAATGGAATCAACGTTCAGTTGATACACCACTAGGTTTACCATTTAACATAGCATCTTATGGTCTATTGTTAGAGATACTTGCAAAAGAAGTTAACATGGTACCAGATGAATTGATTGGTAGTCTTGGTGATTGTCATATTTACTTAAACCAAATTGAAGGTGTTAGAGAACAGCTTGGTAAAGAATTATCAGTCTACAATAGAATGGATTGGTGGTTTGAAAACAAAAAACCAAACCGTGATGTTTGTGATTATGTTGATTTACTACCTGTTAAATCTAAACATGTTTATTTTGATGAGGCTAACGTTCCTAAAAGAACTCGTGAACCGTTTCCGTTACCAACACTTAAGCACATGAAAACTGATGCTTTCTATAAGTCATTATCTGAAGACCAATCGTTGTATGGACATTTAGATAATACGGACTTTCAATTAGAAAATTATCAATCACACCCATCAATTAAATTTCCATTAAGTAACTAATGAACGAAAGTAAACTATGTGATAAACACGGTATTTTACATCCGGTAAATATACCGTGCCCTAAATACCTAGAAGAGAAGAACAGCTGATATTTATATACATGAAACTTACCGTACTTTTAAAAGAATGGGTATTAGAAGCATTAGATAGTTCTGATAAGTTGGAAGCAGATCACTTGCAGTTACATGAAATAAAGATAGATCCTCTTAATAGTTATAACTATCAGAAAATTAATATCCCGTTTTTTACAAACGCATACAGTTTTGAGGATAGATGCGGGAATACAATAGTGGCGATGTACTTAGAAGGTATAGGAGAATTTAAGACTGGGTACAAAATAGAGGGTGTTGACACTCTAGTATTTCAACCTGAGAGATTACCTGATGTGGAAAAGTACATCAAACCGTGTCCTGACGATAAAAAGATAGGAACGGTATACAAAATCCTGACTCAAGAAATTATCCCAAACCACCTATTAAATAAAAAACCAAACAAGCTATTCTTCAACCCAGTTTCTGATTCTAGAGCTAGAGTAGTTGATCTGATTATTAATAGAGCTGTAAAAGATTATCCGGAATTAACTAAAAAAGAATCTTATTTAATTTACAAGTGAATAAGTTAGACATAATATGAAAGGTACATTATATAAAAACAATAATGCATGGTGGGTTAAACACACATATGGAGATGTTAAGCTAATACAAGAAGATGTCACAGGTAAGTTAGAAGAGGGGCAGGAAATAGTGTTTCTATACGAAAAAAAGTACTTAGATAAAGAAACATTGTGGTTTGCTAAAATCATACCTCCGCAACCAACTTGGGATTCTATTATAGAAAGATATGGCCAAGCAACCGGTGTACCTGAAGACGCATTAGATTTCTGGATTTGGTTAAAAGAAAATTACTACCCACCTAAAAACAAATAATATGCAATACTTACTATTAATCCCTATTCTCCTATATTGTATAGGAGGTATTTTTGATGCTCTAATGGATACTTGTTCAGATCATTTTAGCATTAGTATTTTCAAAAATCTAAATCCAAACTACTGGAATAAGAATCAAAGCTGGACTAATAAATATGTAAACAACGATCCTAAACAGGGATTTAAAAGATGGCACGGTATAATTATTCCTGCTGCTTTAACAGATGCATGGCATCTATTTAAGTCGAGTAAGGAGATTTTTAATTCGCTAGCTCTTGCATCTGCAGCATATATTGGGTTCCCATATGATTTTACATTAATCGTAATATACTTTGTTATCGCCGGGCTATCAAGGAATCTAGTATTTTCTATCTTTTATGACCACCTACTAAAAAGTAAGTAATGACACTAGAAGGACAATATAAACTTTACCTTGAAGAACATCCAGAATCAACATTCACATTTGAGGAATGGGGAGAATGGTTAGGTGAGAAATTAGCTAAAGCATTTGAAAAATATGAACAATCAACTAACGATAGTAATACCGTGCAAGAATGAGGGGCTAAGATTGATGGGTACATTAGATCTACTTTACACACAATGTATTAAATGTAGAATAATTTTAGCCGATTCATCAACAGGCCGTCTAGCTCCTACAGTAAATGCAGTCCATACTCACTTCCCTGAGGTTGAAATAATAGAGGGGGGTTTACCTGCAGTAGCACGTAACAATGGAGCTAAGTTAGTTACAACACCTTACGTTCTATTCCTAGATGCTGATATGTATTTGAAGGATACAAAAATCATTTGTAAAGCATTACAGGTAACCATTAAAAAAGACCTAGACTTAGTAACGTGTCGATTCAAGACAACAACAGGTGAATACAATTGGGTATACAGGATATTTGACGTAATACAGTTAATATCCTGGATTACAAAGCCTTTTGCGATAGGTGGGTTTATGTTATTTAAAACCGAAACATTTAACCAATTAGGAGGCTTCAATGAAGAAGATAAGATTGCTGAGGACTATCATTTATCTCAGAAGATTAAACCCAGAAAGTTTAGCATCATTAATCGTTATGTACATACTTCGCCTAGACGATTTAAGAACAAGGGTGTCCAGTACATGATTAAACTTGCATGGTCATCGTGGTTAAACAGAAATAATGAAAACTGGTATAAACAAGATTATGGATACTGGGATAAAGTATAAAGCAATTATCGTATCCGATCTACATTTGGGTACTAAGGATAGTAAGGCTAAGGAATTTATTGAATTCATAGACAAACATCCAACCGATCTACTAATACTAAATGGAGATATAGTGGACGGGTGGGCACTAAACAGAGGTGCTAGGTGGAAGAAACAACACACCAAGGTAGTATCTAAGCTACTCAAGCTATCAAATAAAACAAGAACAATTTGGATTAGAGGTAACCACGATGAATTCCTAACAGAATTTATTGGGAATACCTTTGGTAGAATTGAAATAAAGGAGAGTTATAAACTAGAAACATCACAACGTAGCTACTATGTCTTTCATGGTGACGTAATAGATGTATTCATAACTAAATACAAATGGCTAGCCAAGATAGGGTCTATTGGATACGATCTAGCATTATGGTTGAATAGATGGTATAACAGGTATAGGG